GCTGTTAGCTACGTCAGCATCAATCGAAGCTGCCAACTGGCTAATACGAGGCTTCAGAACACGCTCTGCGAAGTCGTCTAACTGCATGGTCAATTCAGCAGTGGTGAAGTTAACACCAATGTGCTTTTGGCTCGATACAGTCAAAGTGGTGAACTGCTCGTTGTCGTCCTGAACTTGGAGGGCGGCACCGTCAGTTACCAAAGCGCGGTCTGGTAGACGAATACGGAGAGTAGAACCGATTTTTGCGCCTTCAACAGCAAAGCTGTCGTCGTACTGACGGTTCACGTTACGGGTGAGCACGAGGTTGTTCTCCAGAATTTCCAGAGCCTTCCGCGTGATCATGTCAATGGTAAGAATGCTGTTAGACATTTCGGCAGTCCTTTTAAAGTTAGCGGTTCATTTGCGCTTGCAACTTTTTCATCTGCCTTGCGCGTTCAGCTTCAATCCAATCTGACGTACTCATGGTCTTCGTTGAGCGAGGATCAGTCGTGTCGTAGGACGGGCTTCCACTGGTGCGTGCAGTCACAGGCGAAATCGGTGCAGGTGCAGACGTAGTTGGTTTCACGAAAGGATTGGTGCCAAGTTTGGCCTCAATCTTTCCAATTTCACGAGCCTGCAAAAGAGGTGACAGACGGGAAATGCGATCAGCTTCCTTCGGGTTCGTTCCAAGCCAATAGGCAAGGTCTGGCCCCATCTCGGACGCCCTGATTGTTTCGGCCATCACATCGGTGACGCGAAGCTGCGGGTTGTAGGCGACTTGTTCAAAGTCGTCGTACTTGGCCCTAGCTTCTTCCTCACGCTCGTGATAAGCGTCTTCAATCGCAGCCTGCTGCTTTTGGAACTCACGCTGTGCGAGCAGTTCTTCGGCCTTTCTAACTGCCAGCGCTTCCGCGTAGGCGTCAGGGGTCTCAAAATGCTCAATCGGCGGAACTTCCTTGGGCGCTTGCGGTTGTGCAAGTTTGGCCTGCTGCTCACGTTCCCATTTGCGCTGCTCTCTGGCAAGGCGCTTGCTGATCATCGCGTCGATTTCAGCCTGGGTGAATTTCTTCTCCTCGGGCGTCTGCTCGGGTTGATTCTCAGCTACTTCCGGCGCGTTTTGTGCACTTTCCGGGACGGCCGTCGTCTCGGGTGCTGGCGCGGATTCAACTTCCGCTAAGGCTTCTTGGACTTGTTCAGTCATTTTTGTTCCGTAGGAACCCTGGTCTACTGGGCCAGTACAGTTTTGGGTTATTCGTAGACGACAGTGTATTCGATGGTGTTCGCAATGTCGATATACAGACCTTTGCTGAACCAAATGCCTGGCGGGAAGCTGATGTACTGCGTTCCGGCGGTGACGGTCACAGTGTTTGCAATTTTGGGGTCGCTGGTGCTGGCCGTGGCGCTGTCATACAGAGCAAACGTCCCGCTAGAGGTGCTGGAGATGAACACGCCAAAGAGCTTGCCCCCGCCGATTTTGATCTGGGCGTCAGCGTTGCCCTGTCTGTAAAGTGCCATTTCAATACCCCGTTGAATTTTTGATCAAAATAATGTTGAAGTACGAACTTACTGCGTTGTTTGCCGAAGCACCAATCGCAGTTGCGCCAACACAATTCTTTTCTGGAATTATGTACGGTTGCTCAAACATAAACACAGCGGCGCTGTTGTTCACAGTAGCAACTGCGCCAACACGCAAAATGTTGTCGGGGCCATGTTGCCGCAAAAGGCCAGTAACGGAAGTAGAACCAGAGGCTTGCCCAGCAGACAAAATACCTTCACTCATGTAGCCTGTGTAGCCTGCTGGAACGCAGTAGTGACCAGTGGTACGGTTGTTGTAGCCAGTCGAAATAATGTCGTACAGCACGGCTGGAACGCCTGCTGTCACCGTGCCAGTTCCTGCATTGATGTTGCCTGCGTTTGCGCCACCAGAGCCAACTGTAACGACATAGAAACTGTTCACATACAGGTACGAGTTTGTTGTGTTGACCGCTGTTTGACCATTTAATGTTACGGTCTCGCTGACCACATTAAAATTGCCATCCAAACCTTCAATAAAAATTGTTCGCGCACCAGTGCCAGCCGACGCGTCGTCGGCGCTGGATGAACTAATTTTCAAAACTGATGCAGATGTTGGGTGAGGGACTGTGCCGCCAGCAGGCCATACGGACTCCTCGGATGTGTCCACATCTGGGTTGTAACCGAACACGATGACCGTGCTGTGGCCTTGAATTTGACCGCGAGAAACTTGCAAGCCGAACGCCTCGTTCTTGCCGTACTGCGTCTGCGAAACGTAAGGTGTGGTCATGCTAAGAACTTCAGTTTGTAGAGCGTGGTCAGATACAGCTCAACGATATTATCGATCAACTGCTGAAGCGAAGTGTCTTCTTTTTTCGCCACCTTGTAGCGCATTTCCTCGACCTCGGCCAGCGACGATTCAAGGAATTCGATGATGTTGGTCGTTTTCTTGGCCGAATGCAAGGTGATAGGGCCAATTAGTCCGTGCCGTCCTTGATAGGCTTCAGCAAACGCATCTGCGTGGTCGATGATGGTGTCATAGAACGTGTTGAGCGCCATGTGTTTGGAGAAGCTGCGTGTGTTCAGATGCACCGAATGGGCCACGTCGCGGGCCAAAAACAGGACGCCCATGAAATCGGCGGCGGTATTCATTGCATTGCTCCTTGGGGCGGCACTTCAACCATTTCAGGCTGAACTTCAGGCATAGCCATCGTAGCGTTGCTTTCCATCGCCGCAGCCACAACGCCCATAGCGATGTCTTGAATCTGTTGCTCGGTCATGCCGGCCTGAACAGCCGCGATCCGCTTGGTTTCGGCGTTGTACATGTCAACGTCAGCCTTGAACTCTTTGATCTGTAGGTCGCGCGCTTCCATCGACTGCTGCACGTTCTGAAGCATCCCAGACATCTGCTGCATCTCGGCGTTCATCGCTTCGATCTGCTGCTTGGCCGCAGCGAGTGCCGGGTTGTCTTCGTCGTCGCCGATGATGGCCGGGTCGATGACCTTGGCAAAACGCTTGGACATTTCCTGCGCGCCCGGCCAGTCCATGTTCTTGATGAACAGGTCGCCCGCCACGGTCCACAGTTGCGGGTTGCCTTGCAGCAGTTGGGCCATCGCCTCCAGCGACTCTTGACGCTTGGTCTGAAAGCCCGGACCCGTGATGACGCGCACGTCGTACTTGCCGACGCCAGGGTTGTAGACCTTGTCAACCACAATGCCCTGCTCGTCGCGGATTTTCTTGACCGGCTCTTGCTGCATCGGGTTGATCTTGACCATGCCCGACTCGCCGTCTTCTTGAATAATGCGGGCGATACGCTCAGTGTCGTAAATCTTGGGGATCAGATCAACCAGTTGACGGCCCACATAACGGATCATGCGAGCGTAGTTGTCAACGTAGTGATAGGTGCCGGTGTCCGACTCACGCTGGCGGGCCAAGATGGCCTTGCCAGAGCGCTCATTGGACGTTTGGCCCAGCGATGCGTTGTACTGGCCCGTGACGCTCTTGATGTCGTCAGCAGCGCCCATCTTGGCCTGAATCAGACCCGTTTGCGGCAGCGGAGGAGCTGCACGTTGGGGCAGCGGCAAGACAGCACCCGCACCGTCGGTAACGTCCGGGTTGACTTCAAGGTACGGCCAGTTCTGAGTGTTTGCAGTCTTCCACTGCATCTCATAACCCTCAAACTGTCCGCCGTAGCCGATGAACGGCGCCTTGGGCGCAAGGGCCAGCATCTCAGCTTCTTGGCTGGTCCAGTAGTTGTACATGCGCTGCGCGTCTTTGGCGTTACGCACGAGGCCGCTGACGTATAGCCGGCCTTCAACTTCAAACTCGTTACCCACGCAACGGATCACGGGGATGTGCGAGCCGGCCCAGTCAGAGCGTTCCAGCACTTCGTAGCCGTTGATCTTGAGCCATTTGACCTTCTTGCGGTCAGAGACACGCGAGCGCAGAGGCTTGCCAAACTGCATCCGAAGCATCTTGTCTTCGGGCGTGCCTTGGAACGCCGTCAGGTTGCCAGGGTACAGGTTGAGCGTTTCTTTGGTGTTGTCGATGTAGAAATACTCGGCGATTCGCACCGTGTTTTCGTTCATCCACTGGCTAAAGCCTTGATCACCCACGCCCAGCGTTTGCAGCGTACTGAGCGGCGAAGCGTTGGGGAACTGACGCTCGTATTCGTCGCGGGGAATGTCTTCGGTGATGAAACACCAGC